GGCAGGTGAAGAGATGGCTCAGAAAAGATACCAGCGTGACGATAAGAAAGCTGACTTAGATAAAAATGGACAGCTAAGTGAATACGAAAAAGCTCGAGGTGATGCTGTGCAGAAGGCAATGGCAGAAGATGATCCCGAGCTAGACGATATGCCAGCAATGGCACACGGCGGAATGGCATGTGGATTCGATGATTATATGGGTGAAGGTCTAATGACAGATCCTGTATCTGGCAATGAAATCCCACCGGGTTCTTCCGCAGAAAATGTACGAGACGATCTAGAGGTACGCATCTCAGAAGGTGAATATGTTTTACCAGCGGATGTCGTTAAGTGGCACGGTTTAAGCCACATTATGCAGATGGAAGCTGAGGCTAAGATGGGTCTCATGGGAATGGTCGCAGATGGTCTCATCCAATATGTGGATAGTGAAGACAACCGAATGATCTGTCCAGAGTGTGATGGTGAGGGTTGCGATCACTGCGATGGCAAAGGTTATCACGATGCTGAAGAAGATCAATCCGGTAGCGAAGATACTGAGGACACCGAGGTACAGGCCGAAGGTAGTCCCGAACAAGAAGAAACAGAAGTCATTGAAACACCCGAAGGCAACGAAATCGAAATGGTTGGAGGGATGACTACTGAAGAAGAAGAATTGGAACCCGAAGATCCAGAGGAAGGTGACGAGGGATATTATCCTTCCGAAAATCGGGAGTATACGATGAAGCGAAAACCAATGGTTAAGTTCATCATTTAGAGCAGCAACTGGGCTACCCGAGGACACTTGGCCCCCAACGTGAGAAACTAACATGGCAAAATATAGAGGCGCACATTTAGACAACATCGAAGCAGAAGAGAAGGCACTACAGCAAGAGTATTCTCAGATGCAGCAACAGCAAGTAGACGCCACACCTGTTGCAGACCCAGAAGAAGAAACGTATCGTAAACGGTATGGTGATCTTCGAACTCACTCTCAGCGATTGATGTCTCAAAAAGATCAAGAGATCGAGCAGTTAAAGTATCAATTAGAAACTGCAGCTAAGGGACAGATTAGATTTCCCAAGACTGATGAAGAGATCGAGCAGTGGTCTAAAAAATATCCAGACGTAGCTAAGATCGTAGATACGATTGCACAGAAACGTGCTAACGAAGCTATGGCAGGATTGCGCGAAGGTGAGAAGCGCTTAGAAGCACTAGAAACTAAGCTAACTCGCAAAGATGCAGAACAGCATCTACATCGTATTCATCCTGACTTTAATAATATAAGGCAGGATCCAAAGTTTCATGAATGGGTGGCACTGCAGCCACAGATCATTCAGGATGCTCTATACAAGAATAATACGGATGCTATGGCTGCGGCCCGAGCAATCGATTTGTATAAAGCCGATACTGGCAAAAAGAAGAAGTCACCAAAATCAGCAGCACAAGCCGTTGGTCGTACCTCTTCTGCCCGTCCCGGCACTGGTGGCAACGCTCGGTTCACAGAGAGCCAAGTGTCTAAAATGTCTGATCGTGAATACGCTCAGAATGAAGAAGCCATCATGGAAGCAATGCGCAGCGGTCAATTTGTCTATGACATGTCAGGAGCCGCTCGCTAAGTGTTGCTATTATAGTAATAACTGTGCTATAATAGAGGTAATTAGGGCCGCTACTAATAGTAGCCCACCCCTAACTACATTCCCCAGAAGAAAATATAAATATGTCCACCAGCATGACTGAGGCCCGGAGCGCTCCGCACCCTCAATAGTGCTGCCGCAGATTTATCTCTTCTGTGTCCTGACTTGCTCTTCGGAGCTGCCATTTCACATAGGAGGTATTACAATGGCATTTGCATCAGCATCAGGTTACTCAAACTTACCAAACGGTAACTTTTCTAGTGTAATCTATTCCAAAAAAGTACAGCTGGAATTCCGCAAGAATACAGTTGTAGGAGACATCACGAACTCTGATTATTTCGGGGAGATCAGTGCCCAAGGGGACACTGTGAAAATTATCAAGGAACCTGAGATTTCGGTGACGGCCTATAAACGCGGCACCACGATCTCAACACAAGATCTTGATGATGACGATTTCTCTCTAGTTATCGACAAGAGTAACTACTATGCCTTCAAGATCGACGATATCGAAGAGGCGCACTCACACGTCAACTTTATGCAGCTTGCTACGGATCGTGCAGCTTACCGCTTGGCTGACCAGTATGACCAAGAAGTTCTTGGCTACCTATCTGGTTACAAGCAGTCTGCTCTACATGCCAATGCAGGTGTTGTTAACGATCAAGTTAACGGTACTAAAGCTGACTCAACAGCTGGTTCTGACGAACTATTGGCAGGTAACAAGCTGAAAAAAAGTGACTTCGGCAACATCACAACAGCGTCTGCTGCAGATCACTCAATTCCAGTTGCAGCTCGTCTGCCGGGTGCAACAGCACTTCCAACAGCGACTATCTCACCAGCGATGATGGTCTCTCGTATGGCTCGTATCTTGGACCAAAAACAGGTCGATAAAGACGGGCGTTGGCTTGTAGTTGACCCTGTATTTATGGAAATCCTTCGCGATGAAGACAGCCGCTTCCTAAACGCCGATTTCGGTGAATCAGGTGGTCTACGCAATGGTCTAGTTCTAAACAACTTCCATGGCTTCCGCGTCTACACTTCATCTAACCTACCATCAGTAGGTACGGGTCCATCAACAACAGGCACGGCGAACCAAAACACTAACTTCGGTGTTATTGTAGCTGGTCACTCTTCAGCAGTAGCGACTGCGGAGCAAATCAGCAAAACTGAGTCATATCGTGACCCAGATTCATTCGCTGACATTGTACGTGGTATGCACCTATACGGACGCAAAATCTTGCGCCCAGAAGGTCTTGTCACAGCTAAGTACAACCTAGCGTAATCATACTGTGGGGCTGGCTACGGCTGGCCCCCTTTTTATCTGGGGTAAAAAATGCCATCAACGTACATTACACTTTGTAACCAAGTATTGCGCCGATTGAATGAGGTTGAAATCTCACAATCGGATTTTGCAAATGTGCGAGGCATACAAGCTCTAGTTAAAGACTCAGTTAAGGCTGCAGTCGCTAAGATTAATCAGGCAGAGTTTGAGTGGCCTTTCAATGCTGCAGAACATACACAAACTCTAGTCGCAGGTCAGAGTGAATATACATGGCCTGACTATTACAAGATATCGGATTGGAATTCTTTCCAGCTCCAAAAAAATGACGCCCTAGATGTAGACTTTACCACCTTGACCTACATGGATCGAGATGAATGGTATGCTAAGCATAGGGATGATGATTATAAAGCCGGGTCTGCGGGTAAAGCACAGCCTACTCACGTATTCCCCGGTCATGGTAATGGCTTTGGTGTAACCCCTTCCCCAGACAAAGCATACTCAGTTCGCTTTAGATATTACCTTAATTACTCCGACATCACTGATTTTGATGATGTCACAAGAATTCCCAGCTCTTTCGATACTGTGATTGTGGATGGTGCTCTTTATCACCTCTACATGTTCAAAGATAACCTAGAGGCTGCACAGGCAGCTTTCATAGCTTTTGAGCGCGGTATCAAAGATCTGCAGACGTTGTACATCAATAACTATGAGTACATTCGTGACACTCGTAAGAGGTACTGATGGCAGACAAGATTGAGAGTTATAAGCTTGTTTGCGCAGGTGGACTAAACTCTAACGAAAACCACCTCGATCTATCAGACAACGAGCCCGGATCAGCTACACGTCTGGTGAACTATGAGCCCTCATTGTTTGGGGGCTATCGTCGTATTGAAGGCTTCGAAGTCTACGATGATGATTATGGTGAAGTAGATGATGTTAACAATCCCGGAGCTGCCGAAGGTAAAGTCTTAGCCGTAGCAATATTCCGAGATGATGTTACAGAGCTTACTAAGATCATTGCCGCTCGAAAAGATGTAGGATCTGCGACTTACAGTTTTTATCACTACACTCCACTGATTGGCTGGAGACCTTATACTCTAGATCACTCAGTTACTCGACCAATGAGCTCCGGGGGGCGTACCGTTACTAAGCTGCGCCATGCACAGTTTAACTTTGGAGACGGTAACAAGATCTGTTTCGTAGATGGTGTTAACCCAGCGATCATCTTTGATGGTAGTCATTGGGAGCAGCTTACCTCTTCAGGTGCAGGTACAGCACCAACAGATAGTGGACACGCCTCAGAAACTGGTGGTGGAGATCAATGTTTAGATGCACCCGCTCTTGTAGATGTCTTTGAGAACCATCTATTCTTAGCAGGGGATCAGACAGAGCTTGCTACAGTAGCCCACAGTGCTCCGAATGATGCTTATGATTTCACTGTTGCTAATGGTGCTGGGCAGATCTTTGGTGGATTTGACGTAGTACAGATCAAGCCTTTCCGAGACAACCTATTCGTATTCGGAGAGAACGGCATCCGTAAGATTGTAGCTGATGTTTCGTCTGGATTTGTGATCGATCAGGTTACAGCTAACGTGGGATGTGTGGCTAGGGATAGCGTACTCGAAATCGGCGGTGACTTGATGTTCTTGGCGCCAGATGGTTTCCGACCCGTTGCTGGTACATCTAGGATTGGTGACGTTGAACTAGAGACTGTATCCAAACCTATTCAGGCTACTCTTGTTGACTTCATTAAGAACAACGACATGGATACTCTGAATGGTGTTGTTATCCGCTCTAAATCTCAGGTCAGATATTTTGTGGGCAATGATGATAAGGACGTGGGCGACAGTATTGGTATTATTGGTGGCCTGTCTCAATCAACTGGATCTATCAAGTGGGAGTTTGGTGAACTATTAGGTATCCGTGCTTCCTGTACAGCTTCTGAATATGTGAATAACGAGGAGCTGGTTTTACACGGCGATTATGATGGTAAAGTCTATCGTCAGGAGCGTGGAACAAGCTTCAACGGCTCAGACATCGTAGCAATCTACGCCACTCCATATTTAGACTTTGGAGACACGGATGTGCGCAAAATGGTGCGCAAGGTTAACACATTTATCCGTGCTGAGGGTCCACTCGAACTAAACTTGGCTCTAGCATTCGACTGGGGCGACTATAACACCGCAAGACCCTCTACATACTCTCAGGAGTCTCAGGGTGGTCCTACAGTCTATGCAGGACGGAATATCACATACAATTCGGCTAACACAATTTATGGTGGTTCATCCAAGCCCATCATGACTTCGGACGTACAAGGTTCCGGGTTTTCAGTACGAGCCACATACGTGACTTTCGGTCAATTTGAACCTTACTCAATTCAAGGCATCGTATTTGAATTCTCGACATCGGGGAGAAGATAACAAATGGCAGGTTATACACGCCAATCAGTAGCGGATATTATTAACGGATCTGACATTACAGCTCCGCCAATCAACGCTGAATTCAACCAGATCCAGAGTGCCTTTAATGGTACTACAGGCCACTCTCACGATGGCTCGACAGGTAATGCTCCAAAGATCGATCTTACGACATCTGTAAGTGGATATCTCCCAGCTGTACATGGCGGTATCGGCGGTAAGAACAACTTAGCAGCAACTACTAATCCTACTACCACAGACGACTCCGCTGCAGGTTATGCCCCGGGATCCTTGTGGGAGAACACTACTACTGGTCGTATTTTTATCTGTGTCGGCAATACAGCTAATGCAGCCGTTTGGCGTGAGCTGGTACAGGTTGTAACCTCTAATAAGATTGAGCCTATTGCTCATGACCAGATCGATCTCGGTACTCCAACTGTACGCTTCCAAGACTTGTATTTGTCGGGTGGTATATCCGCCTCTGGCAATGTAGCTATTGGCGGTACACTGAATGTCACAGGTACATCTTCTCTTACAGGCAACACCACTATCACAGGTACTCTAGGAGTTACTGGTGATACGACTGTTGCAAATCTATCTGCTACAGGCACCACTACAATCACATCTGTAGATCTTAATTCAGGTGCCATTGATAATGCAGCTATTGGTACAACTACACCCGCTGCAGGTACATTCACTACCCTTACTGCAAATACCAGCCTTACAGCTACTACAGCAGACATCAACGGCGGTACATTAGATAACGTCACTATCGGCGGATCTACAGCTGCCGCTGCCACAGTCACAGACCTTACAGCAACAGGTACATCAACCTTATCTACCGTAGACATCAACGCAGGTGCTATCGATGATACGGCTATCGGTGCTACGACACCCAACACAGGAGCCTTCACAACTGTAAGCACTTCGGGGCAAGCAACTCTAGCAAGTGTTGATATAGATGGCGGTGCTATTGATGGCACGACTATTGGTGCAACCACAGCATCGAGCGGTGCATTTACCACTGTATCTGCATCTGGAGGCTTCACAGGTAGTTTATCCGGGAATGTAACAGGCAACGTGACTGGAGATGTCACTGGTAATGTTACGGGGAATGTGACTGGTAATCTAACTGGTAACGTGACCTCTAGCGGTTCGTCTTCATTCAACAACGTCACTATCGACGGTACGTTGAATATGAACGCTGGTACGACTGCTACGATTACTAACCTAACAAGCCCAACGAATACGAATGATGCGGCTACAAAAGGCTACGTCGATACGCAGGTTGCTAACCTAGTCGATAGCGCACCGGGAACTCTGGACACGCTAAACGAACTAGCGGCTGCACTAGGTGACGATCCTAACTTCAGCACCACAATCACAAACAGCATTGCAACTAAGCTGCCCCTAGCTGGCGGTACAATGACAGGTGCAATCGCTATGGGTACGTCTAAGATCACTGGTCTTGGCGATCCTACGGCGGCACAGGACGCTGCTACAAAGAACTATACCGATAACCAAGACGCACTACAGGTATCTAAATCAGGCGACAGTATGTCTGGTAACCTCGCTATGGGCAGCAACAACATCACTGGCCTTGCTGCACCAACGGCGAATGACCATGCAACC